CACATTTGCGAGAGAAGCCAAACGGTATGTCGATAGCCGTGAAGAGCCTCTTTTGTGGAACATAGTAGACTGTAGAAATACAGTACATTTAAAACTGTTAAAGTTTTTAGGGTTCAAGTTTTTACGTAAACTAAATCATGGACCTAACAATTTACAATTTATAGAATTTTGCCGTGTGCGTAGATGCTAACGCTGGTGCAAGAGCTCAAGCTCGTGCCCAAGCAAAAAAACAAGATGCCGTTCATAGACAACGTGCATTATCATTTTGGAATAGAGAGGCTCAGTTCAAACGTAATCTAGACAGATCAGTTATTGGACTTAGCCGTGACCAAAGTGACATATATCAAAACGCTTTGTATCAAGCTGGTGCTGGTAGATTAGCCGGACAAAAAGCTTATACAAATTACTTGCGTACTAAAAAAGTAAACGAAGGAGGTCGTGCCAGAAAGTATGGTAAGGCTCAAAAGAAAGCTCTTCTTGCAAAAAAAGCAAATGTAGAGGGTGTTCTTAACAGAATATACGGACAACAAGGTGCACTAAAACAGCAGCAAGCTTTGCGTAGTTTCCGAAGTTTTCGAGGTAAAGCCCGAGAGAAGATGGGATTACCCGCACAGCCGCCACCACCAGTAATGATGCCGCCAACCAACAGGCTTGGAGGAGCATTATCAATTATACAAAGTGGATTATCTATCGGTGCAAGTATTGCGACTATCAGTGCTTCGGATATAAAAATGAAAGAAAACATTAATAAGGTGGATAAATCACCACAAGGTTACAGTATATATGAATTTAACTATATTGGTGATGCTACACGCTATCGTGGTGTAATGGCTCAAGATGTAGTTAAGATACATCCTATGGCTGTAGAAGTTATGAGTAGTGGTTATCTCGGTGTTAACTACGATCTTATAGACGTTAACATGGAGGTTGTATGAGTCAGTTCGGATTCGGTAGTCAAATAGGTTCGCAACGTGACGCTCTTAGTGGAGGCAGTAGGTCTAACTATGCAAGCGAAGAAGCGGACCTAACTGACGGTCTTATTGCTCAAGTCAATAAAATCGACATACCAAACACTAATCAGTTTTATGAAAACATAAAGTTTGTCGAGAAGATAAAAGAGCAAGGCAATCTTATCAATACCTTAAAACAGGTAGCTAATACGTTTGAGGCTGGAGCTAAATTTAAGACAGCCTTAGACAGCCTACAGGCTAAGAAAGATGATATGAATGAAGTAGCTGGTAGTGCAGACTGGGAAAAAATAGCTGACGTAGCTGACAACAATGCTAAAATAGAAGCTCAACAAGACAAAGAAGAGACTGATGTAACAAGGCAATTAGATACAGAAGGTCGAGAGTCTAAAGATCCAGAGCATAAAGAAAACGTATTAGATTTAATATATGATATACACCATACTCCAGAAAAATTAAATATGAGGCAGTTGGGTAACAATTTAGAAGGTTCACTTCAATCTACTTTTGAAATAACTGCCACTGAATCTGGATTAGATAAAATAACTTCTACAGGAGAAGCTAGAGAATTTTTAGGTACAGACGGTATAGCCGGTAGAATGTATGAAGGATTACTTTACGAATATGGTCGAGCTGGTTTTAATATAAGAAGCAAACGTGTAAGAAACAAAATACTAGCTAAACATGCTAAAACAATTCTTAAAGCTCGAGACGCTTCATACAACACATGGTCAACAAATCATAGAGCCAAAGTAAGACTAGCTCAGGAGAAAGGTTTACAAGTAGATACATATTCAGCTGTTAGTAAAGGTGATGCTAACGCATTATTTGGTGATAACGGATTAGTAGAGCAAACTAATAACTTAATATATGATGGTAAAAGCCGAGGTGTAAGTTCTTTGTGGATAGCTGAAACAATAAAAGAAGGCATAGAAGCAAATGTAATTATGGGTACAGAAGGTCTTACAATATCTGACAATAATATTGATGATATATTTGAGGAGCAACCTGTAACTATAAACGGTAAAACTTATGATAACTATTCTGCTATACCTGATAATATTATATCTGCTAATGTAAAAGGTCAAACTAAAAATATTGTTAAAGATGCTATGAGAAAGCGTCAGACCGAACAGGCTAATAACATAGAAACAGATCGTACAAACTTTAATAACGCATTTATTATTAGTAATGTTGACGAACCTGTAGGAAAGTTAGCAACTGTAGCAGAAAGAAAGTTATTTTACTCTGCTGAAAATGGTGCAACTTTAGCTATTAAATATGCAAATGAAATTTCAAAACCTGAGAATAAACATTTAGCAACCTACGATTCTAATGGAGAGATAGTTCTTCCAGAAAAATTACTAAGTATATTTGCTAAATCTGATACAGGTTCTACTGACACAAATGTAGCTGTAAAAGAAAAGTATGCAAGTACATTTAATGAAATAGAGGAAGGGTTAATTAGTAGTTCTGTAAAGGACTATAAATATGGAAAGCTAGCTGCTGAAAGAAATTTAGTTGGTTCAGACTTAATTACAGTAGAACGGGCAAGAGATGCACTTAGTGGTAAATTTTTATCACGGCTAGATGAGCTAGAAACTTTAGTTGAAAATAGACCAGTTGGTACATCTGCTAAAAGTGTAGAGCTAAATTTTATACAAGGTATATTTGAAAAAGAAATTTTACCTAATATAAATACAGGGGTCTACGATAAAGCAGGCAGTGCTGGTGTAACTAAAGAATTAATATTTAACAAAGGTGTATTGCTTGAACAGTTTGAAGCTAACTCAGATCTTCAAAACTCTCCTGTACCAGTTGGACTAGCAGAAAAAAATAACTTTGAAAGAGCTAAGGCTTATTTTGACAGTGGTAGATCACTTAATAAAGATGTTCTAACATTCTATGAAGATGTACCTATGTTCAAGGTTATGAATGATGGTACAAAAGTACCTATGACTAATTTAGAAAAGCTAGTACATAGATCTAAATCTATAGGTGCTCTGTCTGATAAAGATGGTGATGGCATACTAGAGTACGATGATACAAGAAAGTACTTTACAATGAAAGATCTTGCTATACTACGTAAACAGCCAACTGATGGTAAATATCTACAGATTACTGCTGAAGTGTTACCTGACTTTAAAGAAGCTTTGCTAGCTATGAAACCTAGTGCAAGTTCTAGCTTTGATACATTTGAAGCAAACTTTCCTAGCACAGGTAGAGATAACCCAAGAAAAGATAACTTACAGGGACTTAATTTAGAACAGATACAAGCACTTGTACTGACTAATGACATGAACAAAATAGGTTACTTTGAGCTTGATGGTGAAAGATTGTATAATACTATCAACGAGCTAACATCTAAAGGCATGATAAAGAAAGGTCAAAAGTTTGACCAGAACGCACAGTTTTATGTTAGAATGTATATGCTACAAAAGAATATAAATCAACGTAAAAGGTCTATATCAGGTCTTACAGTTATACCATACGCTCAAGGTCAACAGCCTACAACTATGGGTATAGGTGGTAAAGGTACAGATGGTGGTACAACTACATTAGGTAATACTCAAGATGATTCTGACTGGTTAGGAATACCTAACTTTAGTTATAATGATCTAGAAATAATGAGAAGAGTATTTCCACTAATGGAGACTCATCCTATGTCTAGTTTTGCTACCATGACAAAAGATGTAAGTCAACTATTTCTTGATGCACCAGACAAAAAGAAATTCTTTGAAAAAGATAGATACCTACAGCATGATATTAGTAGAAGAGCTATACTAGATTCATTAACAGCAAAACCAAGAACAGTAAATCCAAGAGATAGAAAAAGAAACTAATGGAAGAAGATTATGGTATTGACGTAGAAGCTGCTAGAGGTGCTGGTAATAAGTACTTTGAATTTCTTGACGAATACGAAAAGAAAGAAGAAGCAGATCGAGTCGTACAACAAGAGCAGGCAGATGTAAAGAAGCAAGAGTCTGACGAATTAGAAGATCCGAGAGATGCCAGTACATGGGGTGCAAAGGCTTTAATTAAAGAAGGTCAGTCCATCCTATCTGGCGGTCTACAAGATACCGCATCTTCTATCGCAACATTTCCAGAACGTACAGTAGATGCACTGTCTGGAGAAATGCAAAGAGAAAAAGAAGAAAAAGGATTCTACAAACCAGAGTGGACTCCTTTTGATTCCTACGATAATCCTATAGAAACTAAAACATGGTGGGGTAAACAACTACGTGCTTTAGTCCACTTTGGATCATTAGCAGTCGGTACTGTGGTAGCAGCTAAAGGTGCTGCCGCTACAGGTATCGTAACTTTACCAGCAGCTTTAACAGGTATAGCTGGTAATAGCATCGCAAGAGGTGCAGCTATAGGAGCTGTGTCTGACCTTGTATCTAAAGAGTCAGACGAGCAAAACGCTATGGGTGCATTGCGTGACAGATATGGCTGGTTTGACACACCACTAGCTACAAAGGATACTGACCATCCTGTTATGATGAAGATAAAAAACATCGTAGAAGGTATGGGTATAGGGTTATTCTTTGATGGACTAGCGTATGCACTTAAAAAAGGTGCAGATCCAGTTGTGCAGCAAATAGCCAAACGAAACAAAAGTGTAAAAGATCAAACTGTAGAAGCTGGCGTAGCACAATTACGTGAAGGCGAAGTACAGTTTAGAGCAGACAAAAACGGACCAGTAGCAGAGCCACATCAAGGTGCTCATCCTTCAGAGGTTGACCCACAGCTTGCTAGAGAACAGCTATCACGTACACGTAACGAATGGGGAGCTGAAGAAGGCTCTACAGGTTCTGTAACTAGACCCATGGAACGTGAACGTATCGCACTAAAAAGTGGTACAGATGATGCAACAGTTGAGCGTATCTATCAGACTCTAGTCGGTAACGACAAGTTTCAGAAAGATATGGCAAAAGCAAAAGGTAACAGAAGAACACTTGCTGCTACATATAGAGAAGCTGTAGAAGGTCATCAACGTATTACACAGGGTAGAAATGCGGCAGAAATGTCACCAGCAGAATATCTAAAAGAATTATATGAAGCTAATCCTGATATAGTAGAAGGCGTAGAAGTATGGACTGTAAAAAATGTAGTTGTTGCTGATCTAGTAGCTGGTACATTACTAAGACAATTACGAGATACTGGCATAGCTGGTAGAGAAATAGCTGACTTAGTTAACCTTACTGATATAGACGGTCCAGCAAAACAGATTGTAGATACTATGCTAACTTTGATGTATGAAACAAAGAAAGCAAGATTTGTAAAATCAGATGACTTCAGAAACTTCGGTGCTGGTAAGTCACGTAAGCAAGCAGTATCAGAAGCACTTGCTAAAGAACAACAGGACTCTAAAGATGCAATACTAGCTATCTTAAAAATCGCTAAAGAAGGCGATGATGATATGCTACTAGCAGTCTTTGAAGCTTTCTCTATGATGAAAGATATAAACTCTGTTGATGACTTTGACAAGTGGGCTAGAACATTATTATACGGTGGTAAATTAGATCCTAATGCACCAGACAGAACAGGTGCTCTTATACGTGAGTTACAAGGTGTAACTACACACGGTATATTAAGTGGACCTAAAACTCCAGTCCGAGCAATTATGGGTACAGGTAGTGCGACATTCTTACGTCCATTATCTACAGCTATGGGTGCTTTAATACGTTATCCATTTACTGGCGACTCAGCTACACTTAGATCTAGTTTAGCATCAATTAATGCGATGGTAGAAGCTATACCAGAAGCTTTTGATTTGTTTAGAACTAGACTAAATGCTTACTGGAAAGGCGATATATCTACTATTAAAACTCGTTTCGGTGAGTTTACTAAGGGAGATAATAACTGGGAAATATTACGTCGTTGGGCAGAAGATAGCGGACGTGCAACAGACGGAGAAAAAGCTGCGTTTCGTATAGCTAATATGGCACGTCAGCTTAACAGCAATAACTTACTTACATATTCTACTAAGCTTATGGCAGCCACTGATGATTCATTTGGCTTTATACTTGGTAGAATGAAGATGCGTGAAAAGGCTATGCGTAGAGTTCTTGATTTACAAGGCAATGGTATCCAGACACCACAAATCAATAGGCAGCTTATGAAAGCTTACCAAGATGATTTTTATGGTCAGATCTATGATGCTGCCGGTAACATCACAGACGAAGCGTTAGACTTTGCTAAGAAAGAAGTTACACTAACACAACCTTTAACAGGTTTTGCAAAAGGTCTTAACGATGTATTTGCAGGCACACCTCTAGCTAGACCATTCTTTTTGTTCGCTAGAACTGGTGTAAACGGACTTGCATTGACAGGTAAACATACACCCGGATTTAACTTTCTTGTAAAAGAATTTAATGATATAGCATTAGCATCAGCAGATGACTTAGGAAGCGTACGTCAGTATGGTATTACATCAGCTGAAGAACTAGCTAACGCTAAGGCTCTACAAACAGGTAGATTGGCGATAGGCTCTGCTGTAACATTTATGGCAACTATGGCATGGATGCGTGGAGATCTAAATGGTAATGGACCAGTTGACAGGCAGAAAAGACAGATGTGGCTTGATGGTAAATGGGAGCCAAGGACTATTAAAATAGGTGCAGTTCGTGTTGGTTACGACCAGTTTGAACCATTTAACTTAATTATGTCTACTATAGCTGACGTAGGTGACGCAAGTGAACTTATGGGTGAAGAGTGGACAGAAGGTGAACTACAAAAGATTTCTCTTGTTGTTGCACAAGCGATTACAAGTAAGTCATACCTAGCTGGTATACAATCCTTTGTAGATTTATTTGGTGGTAGACCCGGACAAGGACCACGTATTTTAGCATCACTTGCTAACAATACTATACCTCTAGCTGGTTTACGTAACGAGTTAGGACAACTATTTACACCATATATGCGTGAAATAGGATCAGGTATTGGTCAGTCTATACGTAACAGAAACCTAATAAGTGAAAATTTAACATTTATAAATCCATTAGCACAGCCGTTACCAGTCAAGTATGATATACTTAATGGTAAACCAATTAAAGATTGGGACTTCTTAACTAGAGCTTATAACGCTGTAAGTCCAGTTTCACTAAACTTAGAGCAAAGTGAAGGTAGAAGATTCTTATTTGACAGTGGATATGACTTACGTTTGTCTACATACTACGCACCAGACAGCACAGATCTTACAGATAGTCCTAGACTTAGATCAGAGTTTCAACGAGAAATAGGTCAAGAAGGTCTAGAGCTAGAGTTAAATAGATTAGCTAGAAATCCAAAAATTATTGCATCTATGGAGCAAATGTATGCTGACATAAAAGCTGGTAAACGTGCTGAGTTTAATGCTAGAGATTACTACCATAATATTATGATAGATAGAATCTTTAGGCAGGCACGTCGAAGAGCATGGGCAAGAGTATCAACAAGTACAGAAGCTTTAGCACTTATCGAAGAGCAAAGAGAACGCACTAAGCAACAGAGACAAAAGAAAATACAAACTCGTAACATCCTCAACATAACTAAATAATGGCAACAACATTCGTAGATTACACTGGGGATGGAAATGCGACAAAAGCGTTTTCTTTCCCTTCTTATAAGGTAGAAGATATTAAAGTAGAAGTTGATAATGTCGTAAAGACAGTCAGCACACACTATAATATAACTAGCTACACAACAACAGGTGGTGGTAATGTTGTCTTTACATCAGGCAACATACCAGCAAGCCCAGCTGCAATACGTATCTTTCGTGATACAGACGTAGACAGTGCTAAGGCAAC